ACAAATAAAAGAGAATGGTCTGAAATAAATGAAACTTACTTATGGTCTGTATTACTCACACAATTAGAAGATAAAACTCCAACTGATTGTGAAATATGTTTATATATTGGATATAATCACGATGATAAAGTTTTCTCTCAACTTGAACAGAGAATGAAGGCAAATGCTATATTTAAGAATTTTGATATTAAGTGGATAGGATTCACTGATGAATATAAAGGAAAACCTACTTGGATTTGGAATGACCTAGCAAAAATAGCAATACAAGATGGTTATGAATATATTAAAATATTAGGTGATGATATTACATTTCCTAATGATAAAGGTTGGTTGGGAGCTATGGTGAATAAATTAAAGAAAAATGAAAATATAGGGTGGTCTGCTGGTTATAGTAATAATACAGCAATTGCTACTCAATTTTTGATACACAAGAAACATCTAGAAATTTTTGATTGGGTATATCCTCCTCTAATACACGCATGGTACTGTGACGACTTTCTCAATATGATATATCCTGAAAAGTTTAAGAACTGGATGAAGCAATATAATCTGTATAATGTTGGTGGTGACCCTAGATATACTCCTAAAAACGATAAGAAATTATGTGAAATGTTAGTTAAAAGATATAAACCTAAATTTAACAGATTTATTTCATCAAAAAATAAATAAATTAAGAAAATATAGATGCCGATTGTTGATAAAAAGCCTGTTGATGAATGTATAGAATTACTGACTCAATTAAAAATAATTCTTGAGGCTCAGAATCAAGAAATTAAAAAGATGAAATGTGATATTACTAAATTAAAAGCATCTGTATCAGTAATAAGTGATGGAATAAAAGAACATAATGAGATCCAAAAAAAAGGTTGGTTCTATTAATCTATTAGATGCGTATAAATCTAAATTTTTTTCTAATTGTTATATATAAATGAAAGGATTTGTTTATAAATTATATTCTGAAAACCCAGAGTGTGATAAATGTTATATTGGTTCAACCAAGAGTAAATATGTATCTATTCGAATGGCTCATCATAGGGAGCATAATCGCAAAGGTAAAGATTATCAAGGTATATTTAATGATAATGGTAGCGCAAAGATATCTGTATTAGAAGAATTAGAGTTTGAGAATATTTGTGATTTAAGAAAGCGGGAGTTATATCATTTACAGGAGAATAAAGAAAAAGCAATTAATATTAGATTGCCTTATGTATCCATGGAAGATCAAGTTAAGAAAAGAGACGCATCAATAAAGAGATATCATAAATCAGAGAAGGGTAAATTATCTTTGAGGATAGGAAATTTAAATCATCAAATTAAAAAGGCAAAAAATAATGGGGATAATCCAGTAAAGATAAAGACTTTAGAAGATAAATTAAAACAGGCTAAGCAGAGGCAAATAGAATATAGAGAGTGTAATCCTGATAAACAAATAGCAAAGATAGAAACTAAATTTGTTACAGATCTTTTATAAAGTAATATTACTCTTTCATTAAGTAATCAATAAATATAAGTATCAATAAGTAAATGAATTCTTTTTCTATAAAGATATTTTTTAAACAAATTACTCTTTTAATGAGTAATAATCAAAAGTTAGAAGTGTAGGGTATGTTCTTTCAATAAATTAGGGATATTATAATTACAAATTACTCTTTTAATGAGTAAAATAACAAAATAATTATCCAGTAAGTAAAGGAATTCTTTTATGTTAAGGTTTTATTAATATCAATTACTCATTGAGTGAGTAATATTGATTTATAATTGTAGTAGTAATAATATTTTTCAACGATTGTAGAATATTTATTTATTGGATTACTTATTGAGTGAGTAATAATCATTTAAAAAGCACCTATTTTTAAACAATATATAGTGGGTATATCAAGTTATTAAGTTTTTACTCATTAAAAGAGTAATATTGATTTATAAGTCTAGTAGTAATTTGGATTTATTATTATTGAAGCATATTTATTTATTGGATTACTTATTAAGTGAGTAAAATTACTTAAAAAAAAAATATATTGTATATATATAAGTTATGGATAAAGTTGATAAGAAACAGTTTATTATTAATCTACAAATGCTAGATAGTGATACGGCTATTGATAAGTATTATAATTTGGAAAAACTATATGAAAAGGGTTCTGCTAGTTATACATACACACCAACCGAGGAAAACCAAATACATATTAAGCTCCTTGTTGATGAATTTATGTCTGTTAATTATGCCTTTAATGATGATGATATTAAAAAAGGATATAATATGCGATCCAATCTCAAAAAGCTATGTGCTGATGGTCGTATAGAAAAACGCAGAGGCTCACACCTATATCGTGAATTTTATAACTTTGCTCAAAATCAAAGGTGGTATCACAAATGGAATCTAATCATGAATGGTGGTGAGGATTCTACTAAATCAGAACAAATGATTCTAAAACAATTGAGAATAGAAAATGAAAAGTTAAAGGCTGAAAATAATCAATTACTGCAAAAAAATAAGGTTCTCAAAAATAGTAATGCTGGATTGAGAAAACAAGTAAAATTAGAAAATGCTCTTTTAATCAGTAATACTGAAAAAGTAAGTGTTAGTATTGATGAAACTAAAAATGTTGAAAAGATTATTGAGCCTTGTTGCTCTCCAGACATAGAGGAACCTGAAAAGAAAAAGCGACCAGTTCCACCTCAAGCCATACTACCCGACGAATGTCTAATAGAATCTAGTGATGAAGAGGAAGTAGAAGAAGTAGTAGAAGAAGTAAATTTATATATCGCTCCACCACATATTAAGTGGGAATGTCTCGCAGATGAAGATCAAGAAAAAATATTAAGAAATGCTTGTAATGATTATCGTGAAGTAATCCGTAATGATTATGAAAAAGACTTTAATACTAATGGAGAGGATTCTACACCTCATTATGAAATAATTATGATGTTTGAGGAGTGGTTTAATGAACAACGCAAATGTATTACACAAAATATTGAGTTTAAACAAATAGAAGATAAGTTTATTGATGAAATAGAAAAATCTCTAGATTTTATTTCTCCTTACTAAAGTTAAAAACATCTTTCTCTTTTACTTCTTTGTTTTTATTAATATCTTTTACTACTTCTAAATTATTTGGTTTTTTATAAGCAGATTGTTTTTTAGCTCTGCTTGTATCAACAGAATGGAAGTTAGTTTTTACTTGCTTAGATCTTTTAGGCATTATTTATAAAATAACAACCTATTTTTTTTTTAATGTTAATAATTATAAATGAGTTTAATAATTACTTCATCGCAAGAAGTGGGTAATACCCCGCAATTACAGGTAGATGCTCCTTATGCTTACAGGAACAATTTTGGTTCAGGTATGAAGATTCCAGCAAACTCTGAAATTGCTGTAGAAAGTGTTAAGATTAATAGGCAACCGACTCTAGATTATGAACCAGGTCAAACAACTTTATTTTGGTTCGGTCAAAGACTAGAAACAAACGCTTCTTTAGATGAGTCTCAATCATATATTATACCTTCTGAAAATAAGATAAAAGCAAATTTATCTCCAGAAGATTTTTCTGAATCATTTGTCTCTATGATAAATACAGCATATTCAGTTCATCCTGAAATCAACACAGTTAGTGGAATAAGTATGACTCCATTACATACAACAACAACAGTCATTAATCCTTTTCAAGGATTCAGGTATAATATTAATCAAATTGGTGCTTCTGCTACGAGCGCTGTTCCACCTGCAGCCGCTTTACATATAATTTATGAAGGCACAGCAGGAGAAACTACTTGGAACGGAACTACACTTACTGCTGGTGGTGATGATACTTATGTTCAGTTACAACCTGAAGATGCTGAAGGTGGTCCTATATCTCTTTTTGATGGTGTATTAACATTCAATAATTTTAGTGGGAATGTGTGGAGAGTTGGTTTATCAAGAGCTATTATTAATCAGGCTACTGGTGGTGATGTAGGTTTAGAAAATCCATACATTCCCTGTGGTGATATTGTTAATGAAGGTCTAGGTCCAGATGGAGACCAATTTTATGATTATGTTGCTGAAAGTGATGGAACCAAAGTTCGTTTATATCACGCTGTCCCCGCAAATGATGGTTCTCCTGAAATAGAAATGCGTGAGATTATTTACTATCAAAATACAGATTCTGCTACTTCAGCAAGCAATGCTGATAACTCATCTTTTGCTAGTGGCTCTCCAATAAATACCGGTGATATTGCTGATATTACATTCACAGTCCAGAATGAAATTGTAGAAATAAGTGCTTCAGGAAATACTATAGTAAGAGCAAATACTGTTACTAGTGCTTCATTTAAAGATCAAGTTCCAAAACCTGTGAGTCAAACTTGTTGGAAGATGTATCCGACGATTGGCCTAGAAGATGATGATGATACAGTTAATGTAACGGCTTATAAATGTAGAAATAATACAACAATCAAGGATAATAAAGTTTATAATGATTGGGCTGTAAAATGTAGAATACATTATGATATGGACGATTTTGTAACAAGAACTGAAGATGCTGGTGGAGCATATAGAATAACAGATCCTTGGAATAATGCTTGGGATTGGGTCACAGAAGTAGAATTTAGAAAACTTAATGTGAGATTCCTAGATGAGTTTGGTAATGTAAATAGCGGTCAAGAAGGATACAATTTTGTTCGTGGTTATAAAGGACTTAATGCTTCTATCATGGAAGGCTATGAACCATTATTTATTGTTGGTAAGAGTGAAAGATATACTAGTTCTAGAGTTCAGGAGTGGAGTCCTAACTCTATGAATGCTTTAGGATTTTCACCTTTTGCAGTTGTTCCATTAGAAGAATCTATTACCGAGTCTTCAGGTCAAGCATCTTTCTCTTCAACAACTAGACCTAGTATGAGTTCAGAAAGTTCTACATTTATAAGAGTTCCTACACTCAATCACAAAACATTTAACTTTGGAACAGGTAATCCATCTAAGATTCTTTTCCAAGTTCCTCGTTTCGATAATAGTGGTGCTGAAACTGGTGCTTTGTTTTTCCAAAATCAAGACAAATCATTTATTGATTTAAATAATCCTGTAGATACAATGCTCACAGATTTAGATGTTCAGTTGGTAAGAAAAGATGAAAAGTTTGCTAGAGATTTAACTGGATCATCAGAAGTAGTATTTTTTATTAGACCAAAATCAAAAATGTAAATAATAATTTATAGAAATATAAAGTCTATCTTTTCTCTATTTTTTTTTTCTAATTCTTTATCATAAAAGGATGGATAAACTTATGCCTCAAGTAGAAATGCCTGTTAAAGAACCAGAGCCTAAACTACCTGAAACTGATGATAAAGATATTTTGGATAAAGTAATTGATACTATGGATAGTGATAGTTCTGAAAAAATCCAAACTGAAATCGTTGAAGTAGAGGAGCGTGATGTTCCAAGTGAAGATGAAGTATTTGGAGAACCACCTGAAGTTAAACCACTTAAAGAAGAGTTTCCCGTATCTACAGAGTTTGATGATGGTAAGCCAAAGAAACGCAAATATACTAGAAAACAACCTATGACTCAAAAACAAAAAGACCATCTTGCTCGTATTAGAAAAATAGCACAAGAAAAGCGTCAAAAAGAAAAAGAGCGTAAAGCAAACGAAAAGGAAGAAGCACAACTTAAAAAAGTAGAAGAAAGATTATTAAAGAAAAAACAAAAAGAAGAAGTTGAAAAAAGTGAAGAAGAGCAACCACCAGCACAACCAAAATCTAGACCTAGGCTCAAAGAAGCAGTAGAATATAAAGAGAAACAACAAATGTTTTCTCAAGCTGATTTGGATAAAGCGATGCTTAATGCTGTAGCAACCTACGATCAATATCGCAAAGTTCAGAAAAAGGAAAAAAAGAAAAAACAAGCTGAAGAAGCAGAACAGGATAGAATGAAAAGGACTATCCAAAATGCTATTGCTCCTAAACAAACCGCATCAGCAAATGACCCTTGGCGTAGTTTATTCACATAATTAAAAAATAAATGTTATATTATTAATATAATGGATAGTGTTCCCAAAATATTTCCTGTTAAAGATCCTCCAAAGGAAAAACCGAGAAAAGTAGTTCATCCAAATTTACCCGAGCTTCCATGTATTATGGTTTTGGTTATGCCCACGAAAAGCGGAAAGAGTACGATATTGAGCAACCTCCTTTTACGAGATGAATTTTATAAAGGAGCTATGGATAATGTAACAATAATGAGTAATACAATAGACCAAGATGTAACTAGTCGCTTCCTTAAAAAAGCCTGTGATTGTTATACTGGATATGATGATGGAATATTAGGTGGAATCATAGAACAACAAAAACAATTTGATGATGATGAGAGACCTTTCGTTGGCCTAGTGTTTGATGATATTTTAGGTTCAGTAAAAAGAAGTTCATATTTAAATCATCTTGTTACTAGGTCTCGTCATTATGGTGTAGGACTACTAGCAGTATCAGTTCAGTCATTTAAATCTCTAGGACCAACGATTAGAAATAATACAAACGCATTCATCTGTGGAAATTTACAAAATATGTCTGAACTAGACAAGATCTCACAGGAGATGTCGGGTATGTTCGGTGGGGATGATAAGTTTAGAAAAATTTATCATAAAGCAACTGAAGTAAGATATGATTTCTTATATTTGGATTTACAAAGTAATCCTGCTCGTGCTTTTAGAAACTTTGAAGAACAATTAGCTGAAGGTGATAGATTACTCTTTGAGGGAGGAATCCAAAATAAAATTCCTGAATAAAAAATAAAATAAACTTATTCATTATAAAATGAGTTTGTATGGATATTCAGATGCTCTTTCTCAAGGAGCAAACTTTAATGCTAGAGTTAATAACTTCAACGAGGGTATAAAAAGACACAATCAAAAATTACAAGATGATTTTGATGCTAAAGTTAAGGCAAAAGCGGGACAGGTTTCTGATGATAAATTAAAACAAGAAGAAGATGAAGCATTCTATGGGGTTAAAGATGGGTCGGGAGTATTAAGCACAGGAGCAGGTGTAGGTCAAGCCGTAGCCAGTATATCAAAGAATGGATTTAAGGGATATGTAGTAGGTGAAATGTCTGAAAGAGCAAATAATATTAAAAATACAGCACACGCAATTGTTCATGGAGAAACACCACCAAAACCACAACCTAAATCATTTGAGTTAGGTGAAGTAGATCAAGATGGTAAAGTAACAACTAGTCTTGTTGATGCTGAAAAAGCAGGACAAGAAACAGAAAATGCTGCTAATCTTGCTGGAGATGGAGCTAAAGTTGCTTCACAAACAGCAGAGCGTGAATCATCAGGATTAATGACTCTAGGTATTAAAAAGGGTCTCGGCTTGGTTACTCGAGGTAAAATAGGTGATGCCGGACTTTCAGCATTATCTGAAGTAGGTGGTAAAGTAGTTGGAGATTTTAGTGGAGCTATTGATGTCGGTAAGAACATTAAAAATTTAATGGATGGTAAAAATGTATTTAGTGGAGAAGATACTGCTGATAAGTTTCAAGAAGCAGGAGCAATATTAGATGTTGCTGGTATTGCTTTTCCTCCAGCAGAAGTTGTAGGTGGAGCATTAAATCTTGTAGGTGGAGCTATAGACGCTTGGAATGATATTTCTAGTGATATGGATAAAAAAAGAGATGATGCTGTAGGACCACCACCTCCAAAGACAACAGCAGTTAAAGTAACACCTGCCTTTCAGAGTATGGGACTAGTTGCCTCTCAATTGCCTTCAGCAAAAAATCAAATTATTGGTTCTTCTACTTTTTAAAATGTAAATTAATTAATTTTTTTATTTATACTTATTATAAATGAGTTCCTTTTTTGTTTCTAGTGATAAAATTAAGGTCGGACAGACTGATATTTCTATTCCTTCTGAAAATGGATTAAATTACAGGGCTGGTGGTAAGATTGATTTGTATGTTCCACCTACTTCTAAATTTGTTGATTTATCTCAGACAAGATTAAAGTTTAATGTTTCATTTGCTCTTCCAACACTTTCGGCTACTTCTCCTGCGATGCGTCTTCAGTTAGACGCACAGACTGGATTACATTCTATGATCCGTAGTATTCGAATCTTCACGGGTCGTAAAACTGCTTTACTTGAAGAGATAGAGGGTTATGATATTTTAACTGCTCTACGCTTTGATTATGAGACTAATGATAATATGCGTAAGAAGCGTTCTTTAACTGAGGGTGCTACTACTTATGACCCAGCGTCTAGAGGAACTCTTGGAACTAACAAAACTCAACAGGGTAATTGTTTCTCCAATCCTTACTTTACAAAAGTTGAGGGTGATTCACCAACATTAAGCACATCTTTCACAGCAGCAGATGATTATGATTTCCAAACTGTTAAGGGCGAACTTAATCTAAATACTGGTCTTTTCCGTAATGAAGCAGTTTTCCCTGCTATGCTGACTGATGGTCTCTTTATTGAGATTCTACTCCAAGAAAAAAAGAAAGTATTCCGAAAGTTAGACTCCACCTCTGAATACAGAAGGCTTCTACTAAATCCTATGTTCCACTCCGTAAATGGTTCTGATAGTGGTTCTGCTACTAATGGCTCTCTAAATAATAATTCAGGAACATCTTCATTCTTTGTAACTCGGGATAATAATCAAACTTCAACGAACACGTTTCCTTTTGTTGTAGGACAAGAATTTACTTTTGTAAGCTCTGATGGAAGTATAGTGAATGGTTCTAATGGTAGAATATCTCAAATAGAACAAGTAACTGGTAATACAGTTGGAACATCAAAAACAAAGATTACAAGTTTTGTAAGTGTTTCTAATACTATGGGTTTTAAACTTGGTGGTTCGAATGCTTCTCGTGTATTTATGGTTGATAGAAGTGCCGATGTAGCAACTACTTATGACCCTGATTTAACAATAAGTAATGTTGAGCTTATTGTGAAACAAATAGAAGTCCCTGATGGATACGAACAGAGTATGCTTAGTATGATGAAAGAAGGTGGAACTATTAATTATGATTATCGTTCTTTTACTAATTACAGATTTTCTCAATTAAGTGGAGATAATGTTGCGAATATAAGACTTCCTCTAATTGAGTCTAGGGCTACTAGTATCTTGTGTATCCCAACAGATGCTACCACTTACTCTGCTAAACAGCTATTAAGTGGTTCTACTACTTATCTAGAGAATAATGATACATTTGATGTTACTAATCGCTCTAGCCGTAGTGGTCTTGTCGGTATTAGCGATGAACTTCAGGAGTATCAGTTCATCTATGATGGTAAGATTAATCCTTCAAGGAAGGTTGATGTTTCTAAGATTAGTGCGAAGAATAGTATTTCTCAGCAGTGGTGTATTGAGGCGGAAAAGGCTCTGGCTATGGCTGATATTGAGCCATTATCGTTCTTACAATTCCAAGAGAATTTTTTCGTAGGACGTGCGTTGGCGATCGGGCGAAATGCTGTTTATGATGCTCGTGGTAAGGACTTTAACCTTCAGGTAGAATACACAGGTTCTACTGCACAGACAAAGGATAAGTTATGGAACAATTTTGTCTCGCACATTAGGCGACTTGTAATCAAGAATGGTTCTATTCAAGTTCAGGTCTAAGCAAAATAAAAGATAGAAATCACTAATTATAATTTTTTAAGATTTAAATTTTATGTTGGATATATTTATAAAAGAAATATGTCGCAAATGAATGTAGAAATCGTGCCGAGCAACGTCACGGCGAATGGCTCCATAAGTTTCAAAGATGGTAATCCAGTAATTCAGTTTATAATTGGAGAACAGGACAGAATGCTTTTAGGTCAGTCTGTTCGTTTTACCGGTAAATTTAGAACTCTGTTATCTAATGCTTCTTCATCAGTTAGTGATGTTAGTAATCTTGCTATGAGTGAGAGACTAGGTGTATATGCGTGTATTGATACACTTACTATTAAGTCGCAAAGAACGGGTCAAACAATAGAATCTATTCGTCATTACAATCGTTTCCTTTCTTCGTATCTCCCTGCTGTAAATTCTCAAGAAGATAATATGACTCATCTTTATGATCAAGCATTGATCCTTCCAAATTATGCGGCACAGCAAGAATCTGTTGTAAATATTCCTTCTTCCTCTTCAACGCAGAATCACTTCTGTATTTCGCTTCCTTGTGGGATCCTAAACGGAGGTGAGCCGATTCCATTACTCCCTGAAGCAGTAGGTGGTCTGTTAATTGAGCTACACTTATCACCAGACTCGCAGGTATTCCACACAAGTGGTGATGCGGATCAAGCAACACTAAATGACTCATTATATGAGTTTAGTGATGTATCAATTGTTGCTGAACTCGGTGAGCCTGATCCTGATACACTCCAGCAGTTAAAGGGTCAGCAGTCGGGAACTTATGAATACAACTCTCTTTCTTCCTATTATCAGACTGTTAATTCGGCGAATGGTATTATCAATTTCCAGTTAGGTTTATCACGAGTTCTAGGTGTGTTCTCCAATATAGTTCCAGCGGCTCATATCAATAATCTTAAGTTTGATGGTCTTGCTACTCTATATCCAAGTAATACTGGAGGTGAAAGTGCGAACATAAATGAGCTATTCTTTACTCGTAATGGTTCAAAATTCCCAATTGATTTTAATATTAACACACTTCAGCAGACTAATGCGTCTGACCGCACAGTTGATTCGCAGATTATGTATAATTATCTCAACGCAATTACAAAGTTTTCTGATATAACTAGAACTTCAGTTGGTCCTGTAAATAGTAGATACTCTGATTCTGCTCGCTTTGATAAGGACTTTGCTGATGGAGGATGTGTTTTCGGCGTAGGATGTGCTTTTGATTCTATCTCGGATCAAGGTGTGGATTTTAAGAATGTTAATTTTGGAATCAATATGAGTCTGGATTTAACTACGGATTCGCCTCAAGCATTCTTTGTTTTCGTTCACGCTAAACAGACCCTTGTCTTTGGTCCTCAAGGCATGCAAGTTCTCGCATAAATGAAATAATTTAAATTTAATTTTTTGTATTTATATTTTTTTAATTGTATCATTTATAAAATGGAACAACCTGCTAAATCTATGCCTACCCCTGATACTACTGATTCTGTAGAAGACCCACAGGAAACTATGGTTGAACGCGCTCCAGTCGCACCTAATGTCCCTAATCTTTTAAGAGTATCTCCTATGGATACTACTACGGCAACTGATGTAGAAACGAGTATTCTTGATCCTGCTGTAAAGAGTGATACATTCTGTAGATTTGTATTTTTAAACAAGGGTATTTTACACTCTCACTCCAAGATTACATTAGGATTAACAGCACCTGATTCTAATGTTAGATTCTTTGCTCCTCAAGTCGGCATTCATCAATTAATTAGTCGCTGTGCCTTAAAGGTTGGAACTAAAACATTACAAGAGATAGATGGATATAATTTCTTATCGGCGTATAAGTCGATGTTTATCAATAACGAACATCAAAAGGAAAGGGAGCAAGTTCAGTCTGGTAGATGTGTAGCTCACGAGTTTAGATACAATGATGCTACTGATACTGATGGTGGAACTGTTAATGATACTAAAGCATTCACATATGGTCTTTCTAATGGTCGTGAATATTTATCTACTGATGGTGGTGCTTCATTTACTGCTGCTACACCTGATCTTATTGTTCACGATTGGGCGGAGATTGCAAACGCCCCAGTTTTCCAAATTGCTCTATCAGAACTATTCCCTATGCTTAAGCAGACACAGCTCCCTCTCTTTATGATGGAAGAGCAAGTATCTGTAGAATTACATTTTGATCCTGTAAATGTAAATCGTGCTCAGTCGGGTTCGGACACCGCTACTGCTTCATATAAAGTAGATCAGGAACAACTAAAACTTATTGCTGATTACATCTACTATCCTCAAGAGATGATGGAAGCATACAGAGTTGCTAATCCTGTTATTACTATGACTCATTTTGATTATCGTCATTCTAAAGTATCTGTCTCTTCAACCACAGATGATGGTAAGTTAAGAATTAGAAATCTTGGTGGAGCCGGTCGTATTGTTACTAAAGTTATTACTGGTCTCCAGCCTGATCTAGCAACTAGTGATTTACAGATTACAAATAAATTCTGTAGTATTTCTCCAGAAGGTAAATATGACTTTGGTCAAGCGCCAGCCGTCGGCAGACAAAATGGTTCTCTAACTGTAAATGTAAAATACAATGATAGATTCTTATATCCAATAGATGTTGTAAATCCTGCTCGTCAGTTTCACAATACAGCACAGGCGGAAGGTATGGTTCCTTTTGTTACACGTGAAGAGTTTGCTGCTGAAGGCGTTGCTCTTACAACTGATGAATTTATGGGTTATAGTCAGCAGAAGGGTGATGACGGCGATGAAGATGGTATTCTAGGTCGCTTTAACTGGCTCGCATACAGGCTTAATCGTAATGAGCGAGTAAATACTCGTGGTATTGAGTATTTTTACAAGTATGATGGTCTTGGTAATGGTTCAAACTATACCCAGCGTTCTTGGTTAGAACTCGCAAAGACTACGGTTCTTGCTGGAGGATATGTAACAACACAACTATTGTAAAAAAAATATCAAAGATAAAATAAAATAACCTTATCTTTATTATAAATGAGCAATTACACTCAAACTCTACTTTTAGATGCTAACAGATTATCAAGTGAAGAATATTCTGCTAGTAACCTTGCTGATACTGATTTTGCTATATACACAAATAAAGTCTCAAATGGTATAACAATTGATGTTGGTGATCAAGTAAGTATTCAGTCGGCTCATCTAGCTCAAAGAGGAGCAGGTGGATCAACTATTCAGATGGACGGTAAAATACTTGGTGAAAAAGAAATTACTACTACTGAAACTGTAAATTCATTATCTATTGGATTTGATAAATCATCTGATGAACTGGGATATTCTCCAACTGGTTTTGCTTATGAAACATCTTCTAATGAAACACAAAACGTAAAAATGAAGGATAATGAAGCATCTGTAGTAATCTCATATTACAAAACAACAAATGGTGAAAATAATATTACTTTGCCGAGAAATTTTGGTTCAGCTTCTGCGGGATCAGCAATTGTTGGAGATCCTGAAGGAGCAGGAACAACAAACGCATCTTTTTGGAGTGCTTCAGATTCATACGCTAAAGGATTAAATATATATCCTGTAACTGCTTCACATATCTTTACACCAGATTATGATGAGTCCATCGGACGTAATGCTGCAGGAGGGGCTTGTGGTGTAAGAAAATTAAAACAAGATAATAGTAAATATACGATATTTAAAAAGGCTGAAATAATTTATAGACAAGATGAATTATCCAGCGCAAGTAATGCTTCTTATCTTCAGCCATTTGCAACAAAGCCTGATCCTGCTATCCATACTTATAACAAATTATTACAGAAAGTTACATTAAATGTTGCTGAAGGTTATAATACACCTTCTTCAATATCATCAGACATAACAAATGAATTAATAAAAACAGAACCTACAATTAAAATTATTGGTGATGATTTAACAAGCGTTGTGAATTCTACTATTTATAGAGCATTCCCTTGTGCTAATTATTCATTTTTTAGTAATTCGGGTGCTACTCAATTCTTTAACTCAAGTATTGTTGATAATTTGCCTGATAAAGTTGGAGCTAATGCTTGTAATACAGTAGATGCTGTAAATTATTTAACTTCTTACGGTCACATAGGTTTTAAAAGACCTGACTTTGTGGAAAGTGGTAGAGCAATCGGAAAATATCACGGTAATAAAGTGAATAGTAATATAGCAGAATCAAGTTCTGGAACAGCGATAATTTATACAGATTATACTTATAGTGATGAAGTTCTGCTAAAAATAAAAAGATTTTTTGATTCACAACAAATGTATCCAGAACTTTTAAATCACGCAACAAAAGGTAGTAATCATTTAACTAATTATGCTAGTGTGTATCCAGCTGCGACTTCGGCATCATTAAATGCTTCATTTAGAAAAGAAGCAAGATTTCTTCATTTAGGTTTATCTGGAAGCGGTGAGAATGCGACTTCTACAGATGCTTTGGGTTCAGATATGAATTGTATTGCTGCTACGAGTACTGATTTTTCAGTTCCTAGAGCAAGTGCTTCAGATAACTCATCTATTCCAATATTTGTTTATTTCAACGAAAACAGTAGTAATTTAACAGCATCACAAACTACAGGTGATAGAGATGATAATTTAGCATATGGATTTGCGAGAAATAACGGTGGTTTTATCGCTTTTATTACTGAACGGATAGGTGGAATTCCATCACAATATTTTGGAGAACAAGTAGGTTCTAGAATTAATGCTAACACAAAAATAGGATATGATTATCATTTTAATGCTTATGGAAACGCAGCAATAATGCTTTCTAGTGGATTTTCTCCTTTACAATACTACGGACAAATTGAGTATTCTCAGGCAGATGATATACGCCAAGTTTATTTAGGAGCAGACAATGCTCTTTTAAATTTTGATAATGTTCAGAATAGATTCGAGATAAGTAATCTTCACGCAGCCGAAAAAGTAGGTAATTTTTATACAGCAGGAGATCCTAACCCATCAGCAGATGTATTTGCTCCACCTGCTTCTACTCAAGCAGGACAAGATTGTTTTAAGATAAATAAGCAATTAAAATATGATTCTTGGTCTCCATCCATGCAACCCTATACTGTTATTGATCTTTCAGGTAGTGCTACAACTGGAACACAAAAAACATTTATTACTATGAATGAAAATATGGTAAGTGGTTTAATTTATGATGCTCACGGAGGAGTAACAATAGAAGATATGGGTATAGATGAAAAGTTTTGGACTCAATCTATGTGGGGTATTTTAGGTTTCGAATACGGTCAGTTTAATGCTTCAGGAAATATTGAAGAGATAAAAAATATAAATAATAGATTTTCTAATGATAATCCTAATTCATCTGGAATAACAACTAATGTTGATGTAGTAAGTGTAGATTCACAACAGCTTCATTGTAATCCATATGGAACAAATATGTTTAATGCGATGTTAGGATCAAAAGTTAAGTATTATGATACTCCTCAAGTGATTAATAGTTGTGCTACATTATTTCCTGATGGTCCTAATAATAGAGTTTCACCTGCTATAACAATTACAGCCGATTCTACAAAAATTATAGCAAGTAACTTGCCTCGTAAATTATTAAAAGGATATTACTTACTCAATTCAGATATATTGGATACAGCAAACTACTTTCAGACTGCGAATCCATTACAAACTATGGCTATTGTGGGTAAGTATAACGCAGCAAGTGATTTTATTTCTTATGATGGTGGAGGTCCTGTCTTTACAGCGACTAGAAGGAAAACAATAACAAGTATTAAAACACAAATATTGGATCCAGAGGGCGGAACAGCGAATGTTGGAGATAATTCAGGAGTGATATATCGCATAGATAAAGTAATACCTACAGATTTAAATTTTGCTGAAAATTTATTAAAAGGAGAATATGG